TATCAAAGAAAACATTGAAACAAAAATGAACCGATGAGCGGTGACTACGAAACTTATGACTGGCATGAGACAGCATATGGAAGATTCCGTATCGAACAAAAACGCTTTGGAACGTGGACTAGCTATGGTGAGAATGGAGAGGAACTCGTCACAGGCGGTACGAGGGAATCTGTCATGGAAGGAACGCCATTCCACTTGGAAGGTGTTGCTACTAACTGGGCTAACTGCAGATACTCAGCACGATACGATGGGACAGTGAGTGGTAAACTATGAAACCAACTGAAAACTATGAACAACTCTTGGAAAGATTTACCAAGAGAACTGAACAAATCAGTAAACAAGTTCCTTCTAATACTGTAGAAGCAGAAAAGATTAAGGAACAATTAGATTACTTGCGTGGATGCAAAGACACGATAGAATATCTTATGAAAGGTAAACTGCCAAATGATGGTAACCATGACGGAATGAAGGATCATAAACCCCAATGAAAATTGCACTGATTACTGATCAACACTTGGATGGACGCAAAGGTTCTTTGACGTTCTGGAATTATTTTCAAAAATTTTATGATAATGTATTCTTTCCAACTCTAGAGAAAGAAGGTATTGATACTATCATTGATCTAGGTGATACTTTTGATAATAGAAAGTCAATGGATTATAATACTTTCAACCGTGTTGATTCAAATTATTTCCAACGACTGAAAGATTACGAAGTTCATATGATCTTAGGTAATCATTGTACATACTATAAAAACACAAACAAAATTAATTCACCAGAACTTCTCTTAGAGAAGTACAGCAACATCAACATCTATGCTGAACCAAAAGAGATTACTCTTGGCAGTAAAAAGTTTCTGATGATGCCTTGGATTAATTCTGAGAATAGAGAAGAGTGTCTGAAATATATTACAGAAAGTGATGCTGACAATATGTGTGGGCACCTTGAGTGTGATGGATTTGAAGTTACACCTGGAATGAAATTTGAAGGTGGGTTTAGTATCTCACAATTCAAAAATTTTAAACGTGTTTGGTCTGGACACTTCCACCACAAATCAAAACATGGTAATGTTCAATACTTAGGTAACCCATATCAGATGTTCTGGAATGATTATAAGGACTCTCGTGGATTCCATATCTACGATACTGAAAGTGATCGACTTAAGTTTGTCAGAAATCCATATGAAATCTTCGACAAGATCTTCTATGACGACACCAGTGTGGACTACAACAAACAAGATGTGTCTGATTATAAAGACAAGTTCATCAAGATCGTTGTCAACGAAAAGCGAGACTACCAAATGTTTGAAACATTGGTTGATCGTCTTTACAACGTAGGAGCTCATGATGTTAAAATTGTTGAGACCTTAGTTGATGCGGACAATGTGGAAGATGTAGATCTTGAAACCAAAGATACTATGACTCTCTTAAATGAGTACATTGACGAGGTAGAAATTGCCGTAGACAAAACAGATCTCAAGTCCCTAATGAGGACCCTATATATTGAGAGCTGTCAGGTTGCCTAATGTATATCATTACCCTAGAAGACCATCCTGATGGTGTGTTTTCTATTTTTGATGATGCAAAAGATCGTGTCATTCCTATCTGGATTGAGAATGATGATGCGGACAGATACCTAATGATGATGGGGTATGATGAAGATTACCCCCCAATGGAGGTTGTGGAAATAGAAGATCATGTTATAATAGGAGCATGTCAAGACCGTGCTCAGAAGTTTTCTATCATCACGCCTGACGATTTTTTGATACCACCTGAAGATTCCTAAGAATGATTATATTTGAAAAGATCCGTTGGAAGAATTTTCTTTCCACGGGTAATGTGTTTAGTGAAATTGATTTAGAAGAAGGTAGAACAAATTTAATCGTTGGTAACAACGGAGCAGGTAAGAGCACCATTTTGGATGCTCTTACTTTTTCGCTGTTTGGAAAACCTTTTCGCAAGATCAGTAAAGCATCTCTTATCAACAGCATCAATGAAAAAGATTGCATGGTTGAGATCGAGTTTCGTATTGGTAAAATAGAATATAAAATTATTCGTGGTATCAAACCGAACAAGTTTGAGATCTATTGTAATGGTCAACTGTGGAATACTGAAAGTAGTGTAGTAGATCAGCAAAAGAATCTTGAGGCAAATGTTCTTAAGATGAATTATAAATCATTTACACAGATTGTTGTGTTGGGATCATCTACGTTTGTCCCATTCATGAAACTACCTGGCGCACAACGTCGTGATATTATTGAAGATATCTTGGATATCCAAGTGTTCTCTACAATGAATGTTCTTCTCAAAGATAAGATGAGAGAGAACAACGAAGAAGTTCGTGACATTGATTACCAACTTGATCTCTTAAGAGATAGGATTGAGTTGCAGAAAACGAACATGTTGCAACTAGAGCAAAGAACACAAGATGAGATTGATCGTAAATTAGAAAAAGTAAAAGAATATAATAAAGTAGAACTTCAAGGTGTTGAAGATGTTGCTGTTCTCACACAACAAATCGGAAATCTTAATGAAGAAATGCAGGAGTATCAAAAGTCCAGTCAAAAATTAAGTAAATTAAACACATACTTGATAAAGTTGACACACAAATTAAACACATGCAAGAAAGAACATGCGTTTTTTGAGGACAATAAAGTGTGTCCAACTTGCACACAAGAACTGTCAGAAGAGTTTCGTGACGAAAAATTAGAATCTGGAAAAACTAAAGTTGACGAGATGCTTGTGGGATACAATGATATCCTCTCTGCTATAGGAGAAGAGGAAGTTAGATTTAATAAATTTACTGAGTTATCTACTCAGGTTAATGAAATCAACACTACAATCTCACAGACCAACTTCCAATTGATGACCGTCCGTAAACAAGTAGAATCAATACAAGAAGAGATCAAGCAACTAGAAGGTGACAACGTTGATAAGAAAGCAGAGTTTGATAAACTAGAAACTCTTGTAAACAATAAGAAAAAATTGTCAAAGCAACATGCTAGTTTAAAGCAGGACAAAGATGTTCTTGCAACAGCAGGTCAACTCCTCAAAGATAATGGTATTAAGACCAGGATTATCAAAACCTATCTTCCTACTATGAATAAGTTAATTAACGATTTCTTACAAAGGATGGAGTTCTATGTCAATTTTACCCTAAACGAAAATTTTGAGGAGATAATTAAGTCCAGACATCGCGATGTGTTTTCCTATGAAAGTTTTAGCGAAGGAGAGAAAGCTCGTATTGATATCGCTCTGCTGCTTACTTGGCGTAGTATTGCTAAACTTAAGAATAGCGTGGATACTAACCTCTTGATACTGGATGAGATCTTTGATGGATCTCTTGACCAATCAGGTACATCTGATCTAGGATGGATCCTTCGTAACTTTGATGAAAGCACCAAGGTGTTTGTTATCAGTCACAAACAAGGACTTGATGATAAATTTGACAGAACTATCACAGTTAATAAAGTCAAGAACTATTCTGTTCTCACTGAGACAGTTAATGAAGTGACACATGGAATGGTTGGATGACCATTATTTTTTGTATGATGAGTCCATCAGCAAAAGAGACAGATGCAAACTCAAGAAATCAAAGGCAACCTAGCACGACTGCTTGCAACTGAGAACCTTATTGTAGAGCACCGTAAGACTGCTACAGCATCCTTTGATGTTGATCGTCGCTTGCTTACCCTTCCTATGTGGGACAAAGCATCTGGGATCGTCTATGACATGCTGGTGGGTCATGAGGTTGGACATGCTTTGTTCACACCCAATAAAGACTGGCGTGATGCTGTAGATTGCCCTAAAGATTTTGTTAATGTTATAGAAGATGCTCGTATTGAGAAATTAATGAAACGTAAGTTTCCTGGTCTACGTAAATCTTTTAATGGTGGATATAAGGAATTAAATAATTTAGATTTTTTTGAAATTGTTGACCAAAATCTTGATAACTTTAGTTTGATTGATCGTATCAATTTACATTTTAAAATTGGTGCAAGTGCATTCATTCCGTTTGGTGCATCCGAACTAGTTTTTGTTGAGCGTACAGAAAAAGCAGAAACTTTTGCTGAAGTATTGCAGATTGCTTTTGATGTATATCAGTTTAGTAATCAAACTGAAACACCTATGACGCATGAAGAAATGCTTGAGGTAGCACATCAACGTGAAAACGAAAATAGTAAAGAAGAAGAAAATACTCAGGTTAGCGAAGATCAGTTTGAAAATTCTTCAATGCCTCAGCAAAATAATGATTACGAAGAAGATTATGAAGAAGAAGAAGGAGAAGAAGATTATTCAGGTGGAGATACTGGTGGAGAGACTTCTCAAACTCAACGTTCCTTTGACAACTCAGCAGAAAATCTTTCTTCTCGTCAGGGTCGCTCCCCTGTGTATGTTGAAATTCCAGAAGCAATGAATTTGAATAATCACATTGTTGATTGGACTACATTACATAATTGGATTGATAAAAATGCAGGAGAAGAAGAAAACTATGAGTATGTTGATGGTGAGTATTATAAATTTCGTAAGCAATCACAAAAAGAAGTAAACTACTTAGTAAAAGAATTTGAATGCCGTAAGTCAGCTGACGCTTATGCTCGTGCTGGTCAATCTAAGACTGGTGTACTTGATACTTCTAGACTTCATACTTACAAGTACAACGAAGATCTTTTCAAAAAAGTAACTGTAATTCCTGATGGCAAAAATCATGGTTTGATATTCTTGCTTGACTGGTCTGGTTCCATGAGTAATGAAATTCTTGCTACTGTTAAACAAGTTCTTAACCTCACTGCATTTTGTAAGAAGGTTCAGATTCCATTTGAAGTATATGCTTTCACTAATGAATGGGTATGTGCTAAACGTTCCATGGAAAATGATACTAGTTACTATAGTATGACTTATGGAAACATTCAAAAAAATACAGTGTATATAAACGATGAACATTTTCATCTGATGAACTTTATTTCCTCTCGTTCTAACTCTCGTCAGTACGAGCGTATGTGTAAGAATTTATTTCGTGAGGCTCATTACTACAAAGCGTATAGTGGGTACTCAACTACTTTAGGTGTCGGTCTGTCTGGTACTCCATTAAACGAAGCAATCGTTATGTTGAACTACATTATTCCTGAATTTAAAACCAACAACGATCTTCAAAAAGTCAACGTTTGTGTTCTTTCTGATGGTGAGAGTTGCTCTGCTGCATATGGTCATGAAATTTATCTAGATCATAAAGATGAGTATCGCGTTGCTCCTCGCCGTATTGATTATTATCAAGTACTTCGGGATCGTAAAACTGGAATTACCTATGAGCAGTTTGACTATAGTAATGTAACTAACATCTTTATTCAGCAAGTTCGTGATCGTAACCCAGGTGTAAATGTGATTGGGTTTCGTATTCTTGGAGGTTCTCAGTTGCAAAATTTTGTTGGACGTTATGCTTCTTATGAAGGTTACTCTGATATTCAAAAACAGTGGAAGAAAGAAAAGTCTGCTATTATTAAAAACCCTAAAGCATTCACTGCTCTTTATGCCATCTCTAACAATTCATTGAACGAGACTGCTGAGTTTAATGTTGAGAGTGGTGCAAAAAAAGGAGATATTACTAAGGCATTTAAAAAAATGCTTGGCGGTAAATCTGCAAATAAAAAACTTCTTAGTTCTTTTGTGGAGTATGTCGCTTGACAAACCGTCCACTCTTCCCATGACTCTCCCCTACCTTACCCTATAATAACTACATAAACGAAACGCATCATGCCTGCAAAGTCAGATCTTACTACATCACAACTTGCTTCTTATCTGTCAGAAAATTATGGCAATGATATTAATGCACAACATGTCACTTCTGCATGTGATTATTTTGGTGTAACCTATGCTACTGCTACCAAGCGTCTACGGGACTTCTATGTTAAACGTGGCACTTGGAACCTTACAGTACAGGAACATCTAGAACAAACTTACGAAGCACCTGCTGCTATGCCTGCAGTAGAACAAAATCTTATTCCTATGAAGGATGAGAACTTTGTTCCTTTTGGTAACTTTACTGATGTGAAAAAAGTTATCAGTTCCAAATTATTTTATCCGGTGTTTATCACTGGTATGTCTGGTAATGGTAAAACTCTTTCAGTAGAGCAAGCATGTGCTTCCCTAAATAGGGAACTCATTCGTGTGAACATCACCATTGAAACTGACGAAGATGATCTTATTGGTGGGTTTCGTCTTGTTAATGGTGAAACTGTTTGGCACAACGGACCAGTCATTGAGGCTTTGGAACGCGGAGCTGTGTTGCTTCTAGACGAAGTTGACCTGGCATCTAACAAAATCCTATGCCTACAATCTGTTCTGGAAGGTAAGGGTGTCTTTCTGAAAAAGACTGGTCGTTATGTAAACCCTAAATCTGGATTCAATGTTATTGCAACTGCAAATACTAAAGGTAAAGGCAGCGATGACGGTCGCTTTATTGGAACTAACGTTCTCAACGAAGCCTTCCTTGAGCGTTTTGCCTTGACCTTTGAGCAAGAGTATCCTACTCCTGCTGTAGAAACTAAAATTCTTCTTCGCATTACTGCTGCTGTTGGTAAGCATGATGAAGAATTTTGTGTTAACCTTGCTAACTGGGCAGACATTATCCGTCGCACCTTCAAGGACGGGGGTATTGATGAAGTGATCAGCACCCGTCGTTTGGTTCATATTGTACGAGCATATGCTATCTGGGGTGATCGTATGAAGGCGATCAAGGTTTGTGTCAATCGTTTTGATGAAGAAACCAAACAATCCTTTATTGAATTGTATGATAAAATTGATGCTGGAGTTGAAATTGATGGAGAAACTGAAGATGCCTGAACTAGGAGATTGTAACTTTATTGGCAGTGTCATCCACATCAGTGGTCAAGGCGCTGCTAGAGTTTCTAATGTGGCAGGTGATATTATTACTGTCATTAACCTTGACGGAGAAAGTCAAGAGTGCTATTATAAAGATATTGATTACGTATGCATACCGTGAAAAAATACAATGAAGATGCTCTTCTAAGAGAGCTAAGTGATTACATTTCTGGAACCTATGGACAACATTATTCTGCTGGCAATGACGAGATTCAAACGTTAGATTTGATTGAAGCAGTGGGTGATGCAGAGGCATTCTGCCGAAGCAACATCCTAAAGTATGCTTCTCGTTACGATAAAAAAGGAACTGCCCGTCGTGACATTATCAAAATCTTACACTACGCACTATTGCTTTTGCATTTTAGTGACAAAACTGCTATCACCGAATCTTACAATCAATGAGTAAAGTCATCCTATCTAAAAAAACTCTAGATGTTCTCAAAAACTTCAGTACAATCAATTCCTCAATCGTCTTCCGTAAGGGAAGCACTGTACGAACCATCTCTAATGCAGAGAACATTCTGGCAAAGTTCACTGGCGAAGAAGTATTTCCTGTGGACTTCGCAATTTATGATCTCAGTCAGTTTCTTTCTGGGATCTCTTTGTTTCACGATCCTCAGCTTGAATTCGCATCTGGCGATTTTGTCAACATCCGTGGCGGTCGTCAGTCTGTTAAGTATTATTTTTCTGATCCTGAAATTACGCTCAAGGGTGCTCCGGAAAAAAATGTAAAATTTCCTGGTGCTGATCTTCAGTTTAATTTAACTGGTGAAGATCTGGTTGCGCTACAAAAAGCATCTGCTGTTTATAGTCTACCTGATCTAACCTTCCAATCAATTGAAGGTCATGATGAGATTAAACTTATCCTTAGGGACAAAGAGAATGATACCAGCAATACTTACGATATCACTGTGGCAGGTTGTTCTACTGGCACCTATTCTCTTGATCTTAAGATTGAAAACATTCGTCTTCTCCCCGGTGATTATACGGTCAAAGTATCCCAACACCTCATTTCAGAGTGGACTAATGTAAATACCGACCTGACTTATTACATTGCTCTTGAGCCAGCGTGAAGCACCTTCTGTTTACTCTAAAAGATTGTAACCGCGATCTTTTAAATGACGAAGAGTTTATCAGAGATATTGTTTACACTGCTTCTAAAAGGTGTAAATCAACTCTGTTGGCAATCAACTCACATAAGTTTGATCCTCAAGGTGTAACTTGTGTGGCGATGCTGGCAGAGAGTCATAT